CGTGGGTAATGAGGTGTCGTTCGGGGGTCTAGAAGGTGACCTATTTGGCAACACGAGGCTTGTAGAAAGACGTTATAATACGGATCAGACCAGAAATGAACTTGTAATATTCAAGGGTAATGATGGAGATACAACCAGTGGTCCTGATAGAATTCGACACATTGCCGCGGAACACGTATTTACAACCTATACATCATCTGGTGAATCTTTCAGTGATCTTGTAGATGATGCCGCTACGGGTGATGTACCAATGTGTATCACCAATCAATCCGGTATTGTCGTTATTGGTGGTAGACGTTCAGACGCAGTGGGGCGTGGTTCAAATACAAAACTCGTAGTAAACGGTGATATCGAGTTCGCTGGTGGTGGTGCATTCACACTGACTGGTTTGGCATTCATTACTACTAACCCAGGTTCAGGAGACTCTGTGAACAAAATTAGAAGTATTAAAGACGGTAGTGACCGCCGCGTACTTACCTTTGTTCATCAGATTGATGATAATAACGATTCGGAATTCGCCCGTTTCGACAAACTTGGTAGACTTGGTATAGGTACCGAAACTGTAGACTCGAATGTACACATTTTCAATGGAAACACAACAGACCAAACACTCCTAAAACTCGAGAGTCCTCACCCAGGTTCGGGTACATTCACTAAAAAATCTGGAATACTTCTTCATACCACCGAGAATTTCGGTGGTTATGTGAAGGCTTTCAGGGATTCAGCTACTTCACTTTCCGGTATCGTAATTGGTGGTACCAATAGCGGTACAGAAACGGATGGTGTTCATATTACACACGGGGGTAACGTGGGTGTGGGTACCCTAAACCCACAGAAACAGCTTCATGTCTACGATGGTATGGTTCGTGTAGAAAGTCCCTCAAGTAACGCGACTATCGAACTCACGACATCAGCTGGGAGTGCGAATATTTATGCGGACACCACAGGTAATGTATATATAAACCCATTGAGAACTGGTTTGAGAAACACAACCTTCCTCAACAGTAATGTAGAGGTCATAGGTGATTTCTCTGTCGATGGTGCCCTAGATTTGGGTAATCAGGTAGGTATTGGTTTGGATGGTGCGAGTGCTAACACAACACTCCACGTGAATGGTGGTATCATCACAAACTCTGACCAGGTGGCGACAAAGAAGTACAGTCATTCTAATGTAGTCGCGAATGGTAATGGTCAGGATATACAATTCGTGTTTAAACCAAATACATTTTATGCGAAAATCATAGCGGTGTTACGTGAAACAAGTGATGTACGCAACACAAGTACTATGATTCTCGAGGTGTCTGGTGGTACACACGATGGATCCACGGGTTCTATGTATGATATAGCCCTAGGTCCTCAAACCATAATGGGTGCTACAAACTCATATCCGTGGAGTCCCACTGTATCGGTTGGTACAAGAGGAGTCAATATACAACCAACAGTTAAGGATGATGGACGTAACTTTGCATACGATTTAACAGTTGAACTCACCACTGGACTTAACGGTGGACTTTCTAGAATTACAAAACGAGCTCTAAATACAACTACTGCTCTTGACAATGCCACTGGTGGTCAAGATTTATTGGTTGGATTCTCATATTAAATTTACTACGAGGGAGGGTGGTACCCCGCGGTAGATTAAACATTTACGCCCTGATGGAATCAGAGACGGCTAGTGCAACTACGCCAACAATGAAAGCCATGATGACGTAATTTAATTCGGTTTCTTCGCGGCCGACCTGGGGCTTTACAGGTTCGGCCTTGGCCTCAGCGACAACTTCTTGCTGTCGAACGGGAGGCTCGAGCTCCTCAAGCGGACAATACGCTATCATTTATATAAGTTTAGAGATTTATTTCGGTCTTCTTCTTTCGACGAGTTCTCTTGGGTTTAGATCCTGCACCAACATTGACCTCCTTGACCTCACCTCCAGTGGAATCACCGGAGACTGACATGATATCAGAGAGATCATCATCCTCATCAACAGGCTGAGGCGCCGAGGGTCCTTGTCCCATTGAGGTATTCATTGGGGGTGGGGGAGGCATAGAAATGCCACCCATCAGGCTTGAAATATCAAGCCCGGGTCCCTGCATCTCGTACTGCCCTGATCCACCCACGGGTGCATCAACTGCGGGGCCACTAGTGTCACGGGTAGTGTTCTGAACCGCCGCCATCATATTCTTCACCAGGTCTGGGTTTTGCTTCATAACATCATTCATGTTTGGCATCACCGATTTGAACATAGAATTGGTAAGATGGAACATCATAGCGGATCCACCGAGCATCATAATCAGCTTGACCTCTGGTGCAACACTGACCTTAGATCTGTATTTCACATATAGTTCCTCAAATACACCATCATAATCATCAACATTCTCCATAACAGACTCAGACCAACCCTCAAGTTGAACCTCAAATGGGTTATACCTCTTATTCAAAAATTCAAGCCCGGTTACACAGGCGACCAACATACGACGAGAGAAGCGAACTGATTGTTCAACATCTATGCTGTATGTAATCCTCTTGACCTCTGATCTGAGTTCATCAACATTCGAGTAAGCGTTCAACCTCTTGTTAACTGCAAACCCCTTCTTCTCAAGTCGAGCTAATTTGTTAATAAGATCCGACTTCTCTTCATCAATTGAAGTGTACCCCTTCGAGGGTTGCTCACCCTGGTCACTAGGACCTGGGCCCATGGGTTCATCATCATCGAACATCATTGGTTCATCCTCACCATAATCAATTTCCTCATCCTGTTGAGGCTGAGCTGGGGTACTTTGTTTGTTGGGATTCACAAAAGCATCCATAGCCTCCTGACCCTGAAAAGATTGTTGAGGTCTTTGCATAGGCCTTGTGGGTCGAGGTACAGGTTTTGATCGTGGTGCAGAAATTTGAATCTCATCCATCAGGGCCTGTTCATCAGCATCTAATTTCATCACAGTCGTTTGACCCCTATCGAGTACGATTTCTTCGTCCATCTACTGTCTATTTAGAAACTAAGAAAATCTCTTTAACGCACTTTAAAAAAATCTATGTCTATTATAAATGTTTAATCTTAACCTCAACAAGAGTGATCGCAATGCTCTCATGGCCATCGCGGTTTTGATGACCCTCATCTTCGTTCTGTCTCTTATGACTGTGAAGACCGCGAATTATCAGCCCAGGCCAATTACTATTACACCTGTCAGTGAAGAATCTCTCTTCGGCCTCAAGCCCGACCTTGAGTGTACCGCTGGTTCAGGCAAGAAGGACAGCCCTTACTCGGTTGGTCTTACCCCAGGTGGTCTTTGTGGTGCCCAAAAACTTGTAGGTGATCATGCCGGGTATGAGATCGCGGATGGAATTGGTGGATCTTTAATCTAAGCTAATAATAAATGGCCCTGATTACATCGCCAACTGATATGATCCCAGATCTAAACTATGAATATCATACCATCACTGTTGATACTCTTGGACAAGATAGTGCGAATACTTTCACATGTTTTCTCAATCAGCCACTGAAAAATATTGTACAGGCTCGACTTGTTGCTGCCCGTATTAACACTACTACAGCGACTGAACACTGTTATATATCTATCGATGAGTTGAATTCTACATTCAATGATCGTGCATCTAACATCTATGACGCCCAGGCACCTTTAAGTGTTCTTAGGAACTCTTTTGCAAGTCTTGTAACTACAGATGACACTGGTATAATTAGTTTCAGAGACAATTATCCAATTGCTGTGCAATATATAAACCCCATTCGTCGAATTGATCGTCTTACAATAAATATAAGAAATGAAGATGCAGTTCTTATAACACCACCAAACCCAGCTGAAAATAATTTTTTAGTACTTCGTTTCGTCTGTAGAAAACCCAACCTGTAATTTTTCTCCCCTTAAATTAGTATTACCATGTCTGCCGGTGTTGTTCAATTGATTGCTATAGGTGCCCAGGATAAATATATCATGGGTAATCCTGAAATATCTTTCTTCAGTTCAACATTCAAACGCCATGCTAATTTTTCACAATCCGTTGAAAAACAAACCATCCACGGAGCGGTGAAAAACAATTCTATGTCTAGCATCCAATTTGAGAGATCTGGTGATCTTCTCAGTTATGTGTATTTTACACTCGATGACAAAACCCAAGCCCTCGATATTCAACGATGGGACACCATTATTGATAAAGTTGAGCTTTTAATAGGTGGTTCCGTTATTGACACCCAAGATGCAATTTTCACAGAGAAGATTGCTATTGATACATTTGCACAAAATGTATCTAGGAGTGCGAACGGTACACACCCGGGTATTTCTGCGCGCTCGTTTTTTTACCCTCTCAGGTTCTTTTTCTGTGAGGGGCCGCAATGCGCTCTACCCCTTGTAGCCCTAAACTATCATAATGTTGAAATTAGGATCCATTGGGCTACAGCAGCTTCAAATTATAACGTTGAATGTTTCGCGAATTATTATTACCTCGACAACGAGGAGCGTGGTCAGGTTGCATCTAGAAAACATGATCTCCTCATAACACAAGTCCAAAAAAATATTGCTTCAGGTACTTTAGTTCAAGAACTTACGTTTAATCATCCAGTAAAATATTTAGCATCCTCGGATACAACAACCGATGGTGCCCTCACATCTCCCACAAACAAAGTTAAATTAAACATAAATGGTCTCGATGTAAGTAACTACAAATGGGGTAAACCACATTTTATAGACGTCACGAGTTATTATCACACAAACTTCGTAACTTCCCCAGATTTCTTTCTTTATTGTTTCTGCCTCTCAACATCCAGCTTACAGCCCACAGGAACCCTAAATTTCAGTCGTGTATCGTCAGCTACTATCATGAGTGAGTCTATGAACATTAATGACCCAATTTATGCAGTAAATTACAACATTTTGAGAGTCGAAAATGGTATGGCTGGTTTACTTTACGCAAATTAAAATACAAGACTATAATAAATGGTCAAGACCTTACCGACCGTTGAAAGGTCAACCAAAATTAGGTTTGGTCGCCATGCCCGAGAAGACCAGGGTGAAAACACGATCGTTCTAAATGCGAGTAATACCGCGGTTGATGCATCAAATGGTGGGGCTGTTTATGTATCACCGGTTCGTTTTGATGATACATATCAAGGTAAGGCTGAGATTGTGTTGATGATGTATAACACCGAAACAAAAGAGCTAACCGAATCTGGTGAATCAGCGCAAGATCTCATCGGTAATCAGGGTCTTCAAGCTGTAACTAACCAAGGTAATGTCACTTCGAACTCTCTAATTTTTTATAATAATGCTGTTGCGTTTGTCACCACGGGTAATGTGGGT